GGTCCTGACCAAATTCCTTGGGATGGGAAACTACAGTATGATTGGCAACTTTGGATTGACTCTGACATTGTATTCAATACAGAGAAGTTTTGGCAACTTGTACTTATGGATAAGGATATTGCTGCAGGTTGGTATGCAACTGAGGATGGTTATACTACTTCTGTTGCTCATTGGTTAGATGAAGATGATTTCCGTGGCAATGGTGGAGTGATGAATCATGAGAATGTAGAGGGTATTACGAAGCGTAGAAAACCATTTACTGTAGATTATACTGGATTTGGATGGGTATTGATTAAGCATGGTGTATTTGAGCATCCTGAGATGAAGTATCCTTGGTTTGCACCGAAGATGCAGGTCTTTGAATCAGGTGAGGTTCAAGATATGTGTGGTGAAGATGTATCATTCTGTTTGGATGCAAAGGAAGCAGGATTTGAGATTTGGTGTGACCCAAGAATTAGAGTTGGTCATGAGAAAAATAGGGTGCTGTGATCATGGAATATGAAATAAAGGGATGGGAAGGATATTTTTTAAGTATCACCGAACATTCTATCGATGTTTATAGTTCATGGGGATTTTCGTCAGGAAGACCTTTAAAAGGGCAAAAACGGGAAATTGTAATCATAGAGAATAAGAGGAAAAAAATTTCTCAAAGAATATCTAAACATGGTTATATTCGTTTGGATTTAAATGTTGGAATAAATGGGAAAAAACAAGTATTCCTACATCGTTTGATTGCAGAAACTTTAATTTCCAATCCATATAATCTTGAATGTGTTGACCATATTGATGGAAATAAATTGAATAATCATCCATCAAATTTACAATGGATAACGAGAGGCGATAATGTGCGAAAAGCACAATCAATGGGGAAATGGGGGACGCATCCAAAGAAATATAAAATAACATTCAAGGATGGTTCGGAATTTTATCTAGAAAATATAAGTAAATTTTCCAGAGAAAACAATTATGCGGCAACCAAACTCGTTGCAATATCTAAAGGTAAATTAAAATCTCATAAAAATGTTATGGAAGTTACGGAATTATGATGAAATGTAATTACTACAACATCAAATATCATGAGAGTACTCTTTTTTCGAACTTGACAGAAGAGGAGTACTTTGATAAGATGATGGACCTGTCGAACCAGTATTATGAGACAGGTGAACCAAAACCTGAACAACTTAGAACTGAAATTTTTATTGGAGAATTGAACAATGGCAATTAAGAAAGCATCAAGTGGTAAGCAGATTATTGAGTCTCGTCCCAAAAACACTCGTCAAGGGGATGGTAAAAATACAAAGTATGCTGCAACATCAAGAAATAAGGCACGGAAGGCATATCGAGGGCAGGGTAAAGGATGAAAAACGGTCTGGAGAATTGGATACAACAAATTCAACAATCACATCCAGACCTTAAAGGATTTTCAATTTGTCCATTTGCCAAAGCAAATACTTATAAAATCGTAAACTGTTCAATTCACGACATTCAACCTCTGAAAGAAGAGTTTGGTGTCGTGATTTTTGTGATTGAGGATGATGTAGACTTGGATGTTGCAAGAAATAAGATTGAAGAGTTGAATAAGAAGTATCCAAAATACAAATTTTTTGATGATTTTAGAGATGAACCAAGTTTTATTGGTGGTATTCAGACTAATAATGGGTTACATAATCTAATTTTGTATCAAAATGCTCAATTTTTGACTAAAATGCGTGAAATTTTATCAAAAACTGCGTATTATGATGCTTGGGATGATGAATACTTGAAGAAAATTCTTGAAAATGACTATGAAATGGTCAAAATAAATATGTCTTTACGGAAAATGGCGAAATGAATCAGAATTCAATGGGAAATCACATCTTACTTGAGGTTTATGATGTGAATTTTGATTTAATCAATGATGCTGAAGCGTTGCAGAGTACCATGATTTCTGGTATTCAACGTGCAAATATGACGATTTTGAATGTTTTTTCTCATTGTTTTCTACCTCAAGGGTGTACCATCGTGATTGCACTCTCAGAAAGTCATGTTTCATGTCATACGTGGCCTGAGAATGGTTGTATTTCGGCAGATTTTTATACCTGTGGTGAAGGAAATCCAAAATTGATTGCTCTGGAACTTCTAAAGTACCTAAATTCAGAAAATTATAAAATTCGAGAATTAGAACGTTAAATAGTTACAAGGAGATAGGAACCTCCTTTATAAAAGTTCTGTTTTAAACCGTTAAAACAGGAAAAAACGTATGTCTAACTTACCAGTTGACCGAGATTCATCATATATGCGAGAGATGTGGGGAACATCTCGTCTCATTACAGATTATACTCCCGTTCAATCAAATCGTGTAATTCAAGAAGTGATGCATGATTCTGCTCCAAAGCATAATCTGAATAAACAAGTAGAACTTCATGAAAAAATTCGAAATGATGATGATTATGATGATTGGGAATATGGTACTGAACCCACTTATGGCACTTCTTGGAAGTGATGATAAATAATTAAAAAGTTGTGAGATGTCAAATCAAAGGGTATCTAGGTCATTTAGAGATATTAGCTTATCCTTTGTACCACATCCGGTAACAAGGGACCTAACAATATTGAGAAATGAAAACGCAATTGTACGTTCTGTTCGAAATTTAATTGAAACTATTTTCAAAGAAAGATTTTTTAATCCGAATTTAGGTTCAAACGTTAGGTCCAGTTTATTTGAATTTGTTGATTATGGCACAGCTGCAAATATACAATCAGAAATTGTAATTGCAATTGAAAACTATGAGCCTAGAGTTAATGATTTAAAGGTTGAAGTTGACCCTAGGCCAGATGAAAACTCATTTGAAGTTAATATATTTTTTGATATTGTTGGACTTAGTGTCCCAAGACAAACTATCAATTTCATTTTAGAGGCAACCAGATAAGATGCCCTTCACTCAATATAGTAGCCTAGACTTTGACCAAATTAAGTCTTCAATTAAGGATTACCTCAGAGCGAATTCAAATTTCACGGATTTTGACTTTGAGGGGTCAAATTTTTCAGTATTAATCGATATATTAGCATATAATACCTATATCACTGCATTCAATTCTAACATGATTGCAAATGAATCCTTTTTGGATTCTGCAACCATGCGAGAAAATGTTGTTTCTCTTGCAAGAAATATTGGGTACGTTCCAAGGTCAAGGAAATCTTCTCAGGCTAATATTTCATTTTCAGTCCAATTTGAAGGAGATTCTCAAACATTAACATTAAAATCTGGATTAGTCTGTGTTGGCAATTATAGCAACAGTTCTTATGTATTTTCTATACCCGAAGATATTACGGTTGAGTCTCCTCTATTAAATGGAAGCGGAGAGGGTAGTGGAACTCGAATTGCAAATTTTAATAATATTGTAGTCTATGAGGGTACGTTTTTAACCAAAACTTATACTGTAGATGCATCAATTCGACAAAGATTCATATTAGATAATTCATTTATTGATACATCATCAATTCGAGTACATGTAAAAGAAGGAAATACTCAAAGTGGAAAAGGTAAAGAATATACTTTAGTTGATAATATTATTGATATTAATTCAAACTCTGAAATATATTTAATTCAAGAAATAAAGGATGAAAAATATGAATTATTATTCGGAGATGGTTTTTTCGGAAAGAAACTCAATAATGGGTCAGTCATCACAATCAATTATATTGTAACAAATGGTGAAGCTGGTAATGGAGTTTCAAACTTCTCATTTTCTGGTTCATTTATTGGGTCAAATGGACTTCCAATATTAGCATCTGACACAGTAATCGCTACCGCTTTATCTGGGTCTAGTGACGGTGCAAATATAGAAGAAATAGATTCGATTAAATATTTTGCACCTAAGGCTTACAGTTCTCAAAACAGAGCTGTTACACCTAGAGATTATGAAACTATTATTAAAATGATATTCCCAGATACTGAATCTGTATCTGTTATGGGTGGTGAAGAACTAACTCCACCAGAGTATGGTACTGTTGTTTTATCAATAAAACCTAAAAATGGAACATTTATATCCGATTTCACAAAATCTGAAATTTTATCTAAACTAAAAAATTATACAATTTCTGGAATTACTCAAAGAATTGTTGACCTTAAAATTCTATATGTTGAAATTGAATCTTCAATCTATTATAATAATTCTCAATATTCAAATTCAGAAGATTTAAAAAATAAAGTAATTTCATCTCTTAATTTGTATGCAAATTCTACAGATTTGGGTAAATTTGGTGGTAGATTTAAATATAGTAAGTTATTGCAAGTTATTGATAACACCGATACTGCAATCACCTCAAATATCACAAAAATTAAGCTAAGGCGAGATTTAAAGGCATTATTAAATTCGGTTTCACAATATGAAATATGTTTTGGTAATCAGTTTCATATAAATCCAGATGGATATAATATTAAGAGCACTGGGTTTAGAATAGAAGGTGCATCTGATACATTATATCTAACTGATACACCAAATAAAAAAATTGATGGAACTTTAGATGGAAGTGGGATGGGTACAATATCCGCAATCAAAATTTCAAATACTACATCTAATATTGAGGTTGTTTTAAAGTCATTAGGTACAGTTGATTACAATAAAGGTGAAATTATAATTAATCCAATTAAAATATTATCCACAGATATTCCAAATTCAATTATACAAATTCAAAGTTATCCAGAATCAAATGATGTTGTGGGTTTAAGTGATTTATATTTAAGTTTTGATGTTTCCACTAGCGTACCATTCATAAATATGAAGAAAGATACTATAATATCTGGGGAGAATATCTCTGGATTGAGATTTACATCAACATCAAGTTATCCAAACGGGAAATTAACGAGGTAATATGTTTGAAAACGAATTTGATACTAGAATTAAAGTTAGTCAAATAATTGAAAATCAAATTCCAGAATTTATTTTATCTGAGAATCAATATTTTACTGATTTTCTAAAACAATATTATATTTCTCAGGAGTATCAGGGCTCACCTATTGATATCTCCGAAAATTTGGACCAATATTTAAAACTTGATAATTTAATACCAGATGTGATATCTAAAACATATTACTTGGATGTTGATGTTTTTGAGTTAGATGATCAGATTTTTGTTAACAGTACTTCAGGATTTCCAAGTTCTTATGGTCTATTAAAAATAGATGATGAGATTATTACTTATACTGGCATTACAACCAATTCATTTACTGGTTGTATTCGAGGATTCAGTGGAATAGAATCTTTTGAGCAAGATAAAAACCAAAAAATAGCTGTATTCAAAAGCACCGAAATTAGTTCTCATACTAAAAACACTATAGTAGAGAATTTAAGTGTTGCTTTTTTAAAGGAGTTCTATAAAAAATTAAAAGCATATTTTTTACCTGGCCTAGAGGATGCAGATTTTACTCCAGAATTGAATGTTGGTAATTTTATAAAAGAGTCAAAATCTTTTTACCAGTCAAAAGGCTCCGAAGAGTCTTTTAGAATCTTATTCAATGTTCTTTTTGGTGAAACTCCCAAGATTATTAATCTCGATGATTATACCATCAAGTCATCTGCGGCGGAGTACTCTAGACGTTTAGTCGTTGTATCGGATGCAATTTCCGGCAATCCACTTGAATTGAGGGGTCAAACTCTTTATAAAAATACTGATTCCAACACAACTGCATCTATATCTGAAGTTGAAGTTATCCAAAGAAAAAATAAAACATATTACAAACTTCTACTATTTTTAGGTTATGATGATTCATCACCTACCGTCACTGGAACTTTTACAATTACCGGAAGTACTCGCAATATCAATTCAATCGGTGTAGGAAGTTCTGTTATTACAGTTGATTCTACAATTGGTTTCCCAAAATCAGGTACAATATATTGCGATGATAACGTTATCACATATACAGATAAGACTATTAACCAGTTTTTAAACTGCACTGGGGTTTCATCTGAAATTGAATCTGCTTCATTGATTCATTCAGATGAAACTTATTATGGATATGAGAATGGAGATATTAATAAAAAAGTTGTACTTCGAATCACAGGAGTATTGTCTGAATACAAGGAACTACATTCAGAATCTCCAATTACAGTAAATGATACAATTACTGTAAAAAATGTTGGAGAATTGATTAAAAATCCAACATCTAATCCATCATACAAAGAAATTTTTGCAAATAGTTGGGAATATAATACAAGTTCAAGATTTCAAATTTCAGATATTACATCCAATGGATTGACTTCTCAAATTACTTTAAAGAGTGAGATTGATAAGTCATCTCTAAAGGTTGGAGATTATATTGATATTCTTTATAGAAATAGTCAAACTAAAATTGCGACAAATTTAAGAGTAACATCTATATCCGGTAAACAAGTATCGACTGATGGGTCATTTAATCTATCAATCGGTAATCTATATGATATTCGTAGGAATCTTAATTTCTCTACATCCACATCAATTCCCTTGGAGTATGATAGTCCTACTGCAAATATTCAAAATGTTTATAATGAAGAGAATGAATATTTTTATGTTGCATCAAATTCACTCCCATCATATCCAATAACGACATCAATTTTTTCTTATGCTGCATCTGGAGTTTCTGGATTATTGAGTGATGGTCGTTATTCAATTATTGATTTTTCAACAAAAGTTTCGTTTATTAATGGTAGTGAAGTTTATTACTCACCATCTCAAAGTTCAATTTCAGGATTATCTGAAGGAATTTACTATGTAGAGGTTTTATCAAATAATACTCAAATTAAACTTTATGCTTCTAGAGAGGTTGTTGGAACTTCAAATTACATAAAATTTGGTTCTTTGACATCTGGAGAGCATAAATTTACATTGAGTTCACAGAAAGAAGGTAAAATTTCTCCTCAAAAACTATTAAGAAAGTATCCATTTGATGTGAACCTGGATGAGGATAATTTAGATTTTACTTCACCAGGTTCTGTTGGGGAACTTGTTAATGGCGTTGAAATTTTAAATTATAAATCCAGTGATACAATCTATTATGGACCACTAGATTTTGTAAGTGTTTTAAATGGTGGTAGTAATTTTGATGTAATTAATCCACCAGAACTATCGGTAACCACAGGTTCCGCAAAAGTGCAACCTATTGTTTCAGGTTCACTTGAGAGAGTCTATGTTGAACCTCAAGATTTTGATATTGATGTTGTTGTTTCAATTAATTGCTCCGGTGGAAATGGAACTGGAGCATCATTTGAACCTGTAATTGAAACTAGAAGAAGAGAAATTGAATTTGATGCTAGACAATTATCTGATGGTGGTGGAATTGATATTACAAACGAAACCATCACATTCCTAACTAATCATGGTTTAAACAACGGTCAAGAAGTTACATATCGACCTGGCGATAATTCACCACTTGGAATTGGGACATTTTTAGGATTAAATACAAATACCGGAAAAACACTAAAGAGTGAGTCTGTATATTACACAAAATACATTAATGACACTACAATCCAACTTTACCAATCATTATCCGATTATAAAAGTGGAATAAACACCGTTGGATTTACTACAATTGGCACATCAGGAATTCATAAATTTGTAACTGAACCTAAAAATACATTAACTCAGATTAAAGTATTAAGTGGTGGTAAGAATTATACTAATAGAAAACTTAGAATAAAATCAAGTGGCATCTCAACCGAGAAGAATATTCTCACCTTTAAAGGTCATGGATTTAATGATGGTGAATTAGTTGTTTATTCAAACACAAGTACTCCAATTTCTGGATTAAGTACGTCAAATCAATATTATATCTCTAAAATTGATGGTAACAATTTCAGATTATCCGATGCAGGAATTGCTGGAACTATTCGAAGTAATTATGAAAGAGGTAAATATGTAAGTTTAGGTTCAACTGGTTCTGGATATCACATTTTTAATTATCCACCCATAACATTAAACGTACAATATTCTGCAGTTGGATTGGGTAGTACCCAATATAGAGGTAACATTGTTGCATCTCCAGTTGTAAGAGGTGAAATTAAAGGTGTTTACGTCTACGAGGGTGGGTCTGATTACGGGTCAACAATTCTAAATTGCCATAAAAAACCAACTATTAATATAAAAACAGGTAAAGGTGCTCAATTACAACCAATTATTGTAAATGGTAGTATTCAAAGTGTGTCAGTTTTATATGGTGGTAGTGAATATTATTCAACACCAGACTTAACGGTTATTGGTGAGGGGACTGGAGCAAGTCTATACCCCATCATTACAAATGGAAAAATTTCAAATGTTATTGTAATAAATTCAGGTAAAGGATATTCAATAGATACAACTACTGTTCAAATAAATTCAACAGGTAAAAATGCAGTTTTTGATGCTCAAGTTAGAGCATTAAGTGTAAACCAAAATGTTATCTTTAATGATGTCAATGACCCAACAACTACTGAGAATAGTGAGATTGTAATTTCATCAAATCACAATTTACAGTATTATGTCTGTGGATACTCTACAAAAATACAATCAAAATTCAACGATAATGGTTTAACTCATTCACCAATTATTGGTTGGGCATATGATGGACTTCCAATTTATGGTTCTTATGGTTATGCATCTCCAAATAGTAATGCCACCATCAAGAGACTAGTATCTGGATATACATTAAGTACCAGTAATATTGAAAATCGCCCATCTGGTTTCTCTGCTGGTTTCTTTATTGATGATTATGTCTTTACAAATTCTGGGGACTTAGATGAACATAATGGTAGATTCTGTATTACACCAGAATTTCCAAATGGAGTATACGCATACTTTGCAACATCAAAAATAAATCCACTAAGTAGTGGGAATTCAATTGGTGAGTTTCCATACTTTATTGGACCACAATACAGGTCTAAATTTGTATCTGATAATAAAGTCTTAAACCAAGATTTTGATTTTAATAATTCTAATTTAGTTCGCAATACTTATCCATATAAAATTGGAGATGAATATGCTGAAAATGATTTTATCTCGGAATCAAATGAAGTTGTAAATCAAGTTTCAGTTGTAGAATCAGTTACTACAGGTTCAATTGAAAACTTTGAAATTATTAGTTCAGGTGATAATTATAAAGTTGGGGATAGATTAATATTTGATGAATCTAATTCCGGTGGTGGTGGAATTATTGCACAAGTATCTGAAGTTCAAGGTAAAAATATTGTAAGTTTGGATACATCAGTTGAGACCTATAATGATGCCGTTCTGGTCTGGAAAAATGGGAATGAAGTTAAAGTAAAAATTAATCCAAGACATAATTTACAAAACCTCGATTATGTTGAAGTTTCTAATCTTTCATCATCCTTAAGTTCTTTAACTGGTTACCACCTAGTTGGTGTTACTTCATATAGTGCAATTTTAACAAAATCATTGCCATCTTCTGGATTGGTAACAGATATCTATGTCTCAAATATTCCAAATATTTCAATTGGAAGTAGTATTGGAATTGGAACAGAAACTCTGTCGGTTTTAAATGTATTCCCAAATCAAAATATAATTAGAGTTTCTAGGGGTCTTACTGGAACATCTCATAGTGAGACTACATCTGTTAATTTTATTCCAGACTCTTGTACCATCAGTGCATCATCTGAATACTTTGAATCTGATTTAGATGATATAGTATACTTTAATCCAAAATATTCAGTAGGTGTTGGAACAACCTCTGGTATTGGCATTGCAGTTACATTTAACATTGGAATTCAAACCAATAATATTATCTCTGTTCCAACTCAATCCATTTATCTACCAAATCACCCATTTAAAAACAATCAAGCAATAACGTTTACAAAACCATCTGCAGCATCTGCGATTTCTGTAGCGAATACTTCATCTAGTGTAGCATTTAATTTACCCTCATCTGGGGATAGTCAAACTGTATATGTAATTAAGAAATCTCCAGACCATATTGGAATTGTAACTCAAATTGGACTGACAACATCAACTAATGGATTATATTTCCTAAGTAATGGTTCGGATAATTATTTCTATAAGTTTGAATCTGATTTTACTCAAGTAACTGGTAAGATTGAAAAAATTTCAACCTTAGTAACCTTGTCAACTTCTCATAATCTTACAAACGGGGATTTGGTAAGTATTAATGTGAATCCAAATCTATCCGTTGGAATTGGCACTTCAACTAGTGTAAAAGTTACAAGAGACACGTTAACTAGTTATCCACTAATCAATTCTATTGGGTTTAACTCTACTGGAATCAATACCAGCACAAGTCAAATAACATTAGCAAATCACAAATTTGAAACAGGAGATAAAGTAAAATATTCTGCGAATATTGTTGCTTCTGGTTTATCAACTGGTTATTACTATGTCTATAAGATTGATAATAACACAATCAAATTATGCGAAACTTATAATGATTCGGTTCAAAAAAACTCACCAATTGTTGTAAGTATTGCTGGTACTGGTGGAAATTCTCAATATCTATCTTTAGTCAATCCATCAATAAAAATAATCAAAAATAATAATCTAGTATTTGATTTATCTGATTCTAGTTTAAATGGATATGAATTTAAAATTTTCTATGATGAGAATCATTTGAATGAATTTATTTCAACTGGGTCAACTAGTTCTTTTACAATTAGTAGAGTTGGAACTACAGGTATTTCCACAAATGCATCTTTAACAATTAATTATAGCGATAAGATTCCGACTTACTTATATTATTCACTAGTTAAGAATGGAAAGGTAATTGATTGTGATAAAGATGTAATTAACCCAACTCAAATTAATTACATTAGTAGTTCATATCAAGGTTCATATAGAATTTCAGGAGTTGGAAACACAACATTCAAAGTGACATTAAAGACCTATCCAGAAAAAAATTCTTATACTCAATCTGAGTGTGATGTATTAGATTACAGTACAAATTCAATTACCGCATCCGGTGGTGTATCTAATATTAAGACCATTACTGAAGGATTTAACTTTAGTAATTTACCAATTTTTGATAGAATTGAATCTGATAATGGTACTGGTGCATATATTAAACCAGTTTCAAGTAAAATTGGTAAAGTTAAAGAGTTAAGAATTGTAAATGAAGGATTTGAGTATTCATCTGACAAAACTTTGAGACCTGAAGCAAGTATTGCAAAATTTGCATCTGTTAAGAATTCAAACACAATCGATTCAATTCAAATTGAAGATGGTGGAAAAAATTATATCTCTAATCCAGATTTAATTATTGTTGATAGTACATCTGGTGAGAAAATTAATACAGGATTGTTATTAGCAACAGTAAATCAATCTAAAATCACTTCAGTATCTATTGATGTAGAACCAAATGGATTACCAGATAATCCAGTTTCAATTAAATCAATTAATAATACAAACGGAATTCAATTGCAAAAATTGGAGTCATCCACTTCTGGTATTGTAACATGTACAATTGTAACCCCATTGAATGGATTTGCAACTGAACCCTTCTCAAATGGAGATAAAATTTTCGTAGAGGGAATTCAAAAATATGGTGATACTGGTAGTGGATTTAATTCTGAAGATTATGCATATAATTTCTTTACAGTATCCAATTATAACTCAACTGTAAATCCAAGGAAATTTGAATATAATCTTTCTGGATTCACAACAAATCCAGGAGTTGCAAATACATCCACAGTTTCTTATGGTAATATTGTAAATTATAATAATTATCCAAAATTCAAAGTCATTCAAAAATACACAACTTTTATAGTTGGTGAATTATTAGAAGTGAAAAATGGACTTGAATACATCCAAACGAATCTAAGAGTTATTGATTCCAATGAAAATTACATCAAGTTTAAAGGTGAATATCAATTAGATTCTTCTGATATTATTCGAGGGTCTCAGTCTGGAACAATTGCAACCATTGATGAAGTTAAAGAGTCTTCTGGATTCTTTACAGTTGATTACTCTTCTAAAAAACGAATTGGTTGGTTAGATGATACTGGTAAATTAGATGAAGACACTCAAGTTA